AAATGGGCCGCGAGTTTCTGACCTATTGTCTAGAGCCTTGGTTGCGCGAACTCGAAGGTGCGTTTGGCCGGGCATTGTTGACCGACGACGAGCGGCGGAATCATCGGATTTCTTTTGATCGCGACGACCTGACCCGCGCCGACCTGACCGCTCGCGCAACGGCAATTTCCAGCTTCATGCAGGCCAAGGCCATCAGCGCCAATGAGGCCCGCCAATGGATCGACCTCCCGCCACGTGATGGCGGCGACGTCTACGAAAATCCGGCCATCACGGTTCCGGACAAAGCGCCAACGGCAGAAACAAAGCCCGCGGCAACATCAAGCCAACCGGAGTAAATCCTTGGTATCTTTAAAACGTGAATACAATGGTGAGGAAAAAACCTTCACTGTTGCCGATCCCCTGCTGTTCGAAGTTCTGACACCTCATCGCAGCACATACGCGTATCTGCAAAAATTTACAGCTGGGCTGTGGTCAACCGCGGACGTCGCTTTCGTTCTTTCATACGCGCTACATGGCCCGTCGAAAACCATCATGCAGATGTGGCCGGTGACAAAAAGCATGGCCCGTCATGTGGGATGGCATAGCGCGTCCGCACAGGTCGGCAGTTATGCCCCACATCCAGACGTCGTCACCACGGTGACTAAGTCACCGGGCGAATTTGCTCCCATTGCCGTGGACATTCTGACGGAACTTGTTTTCGGCGAAGGCGCATCTGTGGAGGCTGACGATGAGTAACACGCTCGCAGCGGTGGAGCTCGACGTCAAGTCGGTACAGGAGGACGGCACATTTTCGGGCTACGCTGCTGTCTTCGGCACGAAAGACCAATGTGGCGATATCATCCGCAAAGGCGCTTTCGCCGCCTCTCTGGCAGCCGTTCCTGCGGCTCGCGTAAAGATGCTCTGGCAACATGACCGCGACGAACCGATCGGCGTATGGACGTCCTTTGCGGAAGACGACCACGGACTCAAAGCCGAGGGCCGCCTGATCCTCGAAACGGCGCGCGGCCGTGAAGCTCATGCCTTGATGAAGGCCGGGGCACTGGATGGCCTGTCTATCGGATACCGCACTGTCCGGTCATCGCAGGACAGTGCCAAATCGGCCCGCATTCTGGAAGAGGTCGCATTGAAGGAAGTCAGCCTCGTGACATTCCCGATGCATGCCGACGCCACCGTCTCCAACGTCAAAGCCGACAATGAAACCATTGCCGCCATCCGTGCGGCCACTCAGGCAATTAAGGAAATCTGATGAACGCTATTCTGGAACTTGAAACCAAGTCCGAATCTGAAATCGACGTTAAGGCTGTCCTTGAAGATCTCACTAATGAGGTGAAGGCCAAGGCCGACAATGACAACAAGCTGGTCGACCGTCTGGATAAGCTGGAAGCCAGACTGGCCCACGCCAATGACAATGGCGCCAACGAAACAAAATCGGCCGGCGAGCAGCTTGTCGAGACCGAGGCATTCAAAGAATGGGCGGTTTCTGGCAAAAAGGGCTCAGCCGACATCGAGCTGAAGGCAATCACTACCGGCAGCGCGACGGTCGGCACTGGCACCGATGGCAGCACGTCTCTGGTTCCATCGCACCATGTTCCTGGCATCATCGCACCGGCAATTCGTCCTCTGACGATCCGCGCACTTCTGGCGCAGGGCAGCACGACCAGTGGCGTCATTCAGTACGTTCGCGAGACTGGCTTCACCAATAACGCGGCCCCTGTCGCGGAAGGCGCTGCCAAGCCGTATTCGGATATCACGTTCGATCAGGAAACCGAGAACGTTCGCGTTATCGCTCACCTCTTCAAAGCATCGCGCCAGGTGCTTGAGGATGCGGCCCAGCTTGCCAGCTATATTGATACAAGAGCTCGCGATGGTTTGGCTGACGTTGAAGAAGCACAGCTTCTTAACGGCAACGGCACTGGCCAAAACCTTAACGGTCTGATTCCGAATGCTACGCCATTCGACGTTGCGCTTGTAAAGGCGGGCGATAACAAAGCAGACATCATCCGCCGCGCCATTCTGCAGGTTCGCCTTGCTGAGTATCGCGCCGACGGCATCGTGATGCATCCAACCGACTGGGCGGATATCGAGGTTCTAAAGGAAACCACTGGCGGATATATCTGGTCGAACCCGACCGTCAACAACGGCCAGAACCTATGGGGCATTCCTGTGGTCGACACCACGGCGATGACCCAGGGCAACTTCCTTGTTGGTGCGTTTGCCCGCGCCGCGCAGATCTTCGACCGATGGCAGGCCCGTGTCGAAGTGTCGAACTCGAACGCGGACGACTTTGAAAAGAACCTCGTCACTATCCGCGCAGAGGAACGCCTGGCGCTGGCGATTTATCGCCCGGAAAGCTTCGTCTACGGCCCGTTCGAAGTAACGCCATAACCAATCAGGTGGGGAAATTGGCGGGTTAGCTTCGGCCCGTAAGGCGTATTGAGGCCCGCCATCCTCCTGAAACCTCAATACGTCATGAGCACAATTGGAGGCCGCACGCGTGATGCTGCGGTCTCCTCTCTTTTAAGGAGACCTTTATGGTCAACCGCATAACATCCTGCGGCTGCTCGGTGCCGAAAGGCCAGAAGTGCATTCATGAGCAGGCGCGCGTTACGGCACGCCAGAAGGCGAATGACGAGCAACGCGGCACGTCATTCGCACGAGGATACGACAAGGACTGGAGCAAGCTGCGCTTCCGCTTCCTTCATCACAACCCTAATTGCGTGGTGTGTGGTGCCAAGGCCAGTCACGTCGATCATATCCAGTCGGTGCGAGACCGGCCTGACCTACGGCTCGAATGGACTAACCTGCGCTCAATGTGCGGGCCATGCCATAGCCGAAGGACGGCGAAAGACCAGAGTCAGAACTGGGGCAAGAAGTAATTACTCCTTGATCACTGCGCCCCAATCGTCATTTTTATTGTCTTCAACCACGATATTGATGCCACAGGTTTCATCGTTGAAGTAACGGAACAACCTTGACTTGACGCGACCAGAGTATTGAGGTGCGTCTGGTTTGCTCATTGCTATCAGTTGTACATAATCTCCTACATTGGGGATCATTCCCAAACCATCGGTTTCGAAGTCTGATGCGCTTGGATGATCAATTGGTCGGCCGTTCGGACCGAATTCTTGGAACGTGACATAATATTTCATTTAGCCCTCCGATGTTGACACCCATCCATGCCCTGACCCGGGGGTGGTCGTCAACTTTCTCCGTTTGGGCCGGGACCACCCGCGCCCCACAGCTCACATTTCCCTCGAATTGGGAATTTCATCCTTTCAAAAATAGGGATAAAAACCATGGCAATTGTCGATTTGGCCGCCATGAAGGCCGAGCTCGGCATCACGGATTCAGTCGATGATGCCCTTATTTCTTCAAAAATCGCTGCCGCGCAGGCGCATCTCGAAGCGCTTCTAGGTTTTGAGATCGAGCCGCGATATCCAGACGGCGCACCCGCTGACCTTGTTGGCGCCGTCAAGATGTTGGCTGCAGGTTGGTATGAAAACCGCGAGTCCACCCTCGTCGCCGTGTCGGGAATGGAAACTCCTCACGGTGTTTGGGAAATCGTCAACAACCGGCGCAATTATTGGGGGGTGAGCAATGGCGCGTAAGCGTGATTTGCAGGGCCTGATTGATGCCTTGAACTCCATCCCTAAAGCCGTGCGCGCCAAGATCGATCCCGCCATCGAAAAGGGTGCCGATGAAATGGTCGCGCGCATGCGTTTGCTCGTGCCGGACGATCCTAAAACGAGCGGCAAAGACCTGAAGGCCAGCATTAAAAAGATCGACACGGGCGTGCCGATGGCTATCCGCGTTCAGGCTATCGACGAGAACCCCGATGACGGTTTCGACGTCGCCTTGGGCCAAGAATACGGCACCGAGAAGATGAACGCGCAGCCGTTCTTCTGGCCGTCTGTCAACACCACCAAGAAGCGGGTTCGCCGTCGCATCGATCGTGCGATTTCCAAGGCCGTTGGGGAGGCTTTTAAGAAATGAACATTGAAATTACTCGCATGAATAGCACTCACGTCACATGCGCACGCTCGACGATCGTGGCTGCATTCGACGCTCGCATCGGAGATTTTAAAATTCACAACGCGCAGGTTCGCTTGAACCACGACAGCGGTGCATTGTTTGTCACACTACCGGGCAGGCAGAAGGGCGGGATTTCCTTGAGGTATGGCGAATTGCGAAGCGCGATTGGTTCCGCTGCTCTCGCCGCATACGGGGAATTGGCCAATGTCTGAGCCCAGCCTTTCAGCCCAGAAGCTGCTCGTCGATACACTGCGCGCCCGGCCTGGCATCACGGCGCTGGTTCCGGCAGCCAACATTTTCGACCGGAACACGCTGCCTGAAGTCTTTCCTTGCATCATCATCGGTGAAGGCCAGACCGTGGAAGACGACGCCGAATGCGTCGTCGGAAGCGAAGTTTACATGACGCTGCACGTCTGGACGACCGAACCCGGCATGGCGCTTTGTAAAATGATCGCCGGCGAGATCCGCAGGGCCGTGAAAAACCTGTCGGCCGTCGTCGAGGGCATAGCACTGGATGCGTTTTTTCAGGATGCAAACTACATGCGCGGCACGACTGGCGATAACGCCCATGGCGTCGTCACCATCAAGTTTCTGGCAGAAGACACGGTGAACCTATGAGATCGGGCAAGCTTGATAAAGTCATCACCTTGCAGCGCACGACATATATTGATGATGGTTACGGCGGGCAGATTCCCGTCAATGAAGATTTTGCAACGATGCGCGCCCAGGTGTTGCAGGCCAGCACCGAAGAATTCATGCGCGCTTGGGGCACTTCATCGGAGACGGCCATCATCTTCCGCACACGATACCGCTCAGACCTCAATACACTGGTACGCGTTGTTTATGACGGGCAAGGGTTCGACATTGTGGAACTCAAGCCGATTGGCCGTAACCGCGGCTGGGAACTGCGCTGTAAAGCGAGGCCGGGCGCATGAAGGGACGCAAGGCTGAAGTCAAGGCGGTGGACGGTGCGCTTAGCAAGGTTCCTTCTGCCCCTGCCTGGCTGCCGAAGCACGCCAAGGCTGAATGGCGGCGAGTTCTTCCGCAACTTGTCGCTGACCGCAAGATTGCCGCCCATGAGCTCAGCACGGTGGAAGCCTACTGCCTTGCCGTGGCGCGAACCCGTGAAGCCGAAGAAGCACTTCAAAAGTACGGCCTGACCTTCGAGTCGGACAGTGGACCAAAGCGTCGGCCTGAAACCACCATTCTCAAAGAAAACATTGAAGCGGCTCGCCGCCTAGCTGCCGAGCTAGGTCTGACGCCAGCTTCGCGCACCAAGAATAAAGGAGGCGCGCCGGGTGACGGAGAAGCTTCCGAATTTGGCGTGGATATTTGACGACAGCCCGATTCCCGATCCTCAAGGCAAGGGCGAAGCTGCCGTCAAATTCATCCGTGCTCTAAAGCATCCAAAATCAAATCTGCCGGGACGGGCGTTCGTGCTTGATCCGTGGCAGGAAC